AAAGTGCATTTAGACCGGGTTCAAGTTCTTTCGCTAATTGCGCTCTACTTATAGCCATCTAATTACTCCTTATGCTAATCCTGCGCCTTTTTGGCCACAGATATGATTTTGAATAACAACCAAAACATTAGTGTTTGCTGAAGCGACATCTGAATTATCAGGGTCTTGACTTATGTCAATAGCTTTTAGCGGCAAACTTGCTGTAGTTGCACCTGTTGTGACATCTAACTCTGCTCCGGAAATACCTGTATAGGTGCTTCCTGAGTTTGTATAAACAATGTCAAAATTACCAAACAAGTCAGCCACTGGGAAAGTGTCGTCTGCTTGGATTTCAAAGACCGTATTAGGGTCATCATGTATAAAGCAAATTATGTCTGAAGCGTTAGTGCTTGCAGGGTAATAATTACTAAATACTTGCTCTGATGTTGTCGGGTCTGTGTACATACAACCGTTGAATACGCCCACTATTGGAACAGTACCACCGTCAGCATGTATTTCTACACCGCCTCCAGTTACTTGCATTACCAAGTCACCTTGAAAAATGCTAGTTCCGTAGTTTGCAGCAATTCTATAACGGCTTTGACCGCCTGAATAGGGTGAGCCACCCATCATTTTTACAGGCTTAAGACCAAATGAAGCGTCTTTATTCGCCATATTTTTATCCTACCTTTTTTTACCAAATGATACTTTAGATTGTCTATTAGAGTCATATTTAACATATCTGTTGTTGCCTTCAACTTCACTAAACATAGTATTATCAAGCGCTTCGTTCTGTTGCACATTTCTTTGTTTATAGTGTTCGTTTCTTTCTTCAACAGTTTCTGTTGGTATTTTTGCTAATATCAATCCACCTACCGATATGACTCCTGCGTGTCTTCCATGCTCTATTGTAGGTAAAGGAAAATCAGGTATTTCGTCTTGTCTGACAAATTCCCATCCTTCTCTCATTCTAGCAGAAACATTGTTTCTATCTTCAATTCCTACATACTCTGACCTAATCCATCGGTATTGATAACCTTCTGGTGCAGGTGGAGTTTCAAGCATCCTCGCAGGCTGCCATGGTTTTCTTCTAGCTTTTTTATCGTGTTGCTCTTCGTCACGAGATTGGCGTGTTGTATTTTCAATCGCATCTATGTCCATTATTTTACTCCTTCAAGTTTAACTATTTCTTTACCTACTCTTTTCAGCCACTCTTGTTGTGACATACCGTAAGGTTTTAAATTACTCTTAACGGAAGCATGGTTAGAATTAATCTTAATACCGCTTTTCTTCCCTTGTGTTCCTTGGCGACTTCCAGAGGAAGCAGAAGCAACTCTTTGCACAGTTGAGTTGGTATCTTTTGATACGCCTTCAGGTTTTACCTGTAAATCAGGATAAACCTTTTGCAATCTTTTGTCCAATTCTTCGTAGTAATCATTATCAGTACCATCAAAACCTTCGTTTATTAAGTCTTCATGAATACCCATTGCAGTGTATGTCTTGACTCTATCCTTTTGAAACCAGTCATTTTTTTCTTGCCATTCAACCGCTTTAGAATCAGGCTTAGGTTTATCATACACTTGTTGTTCAACATTTTGTACATTTTGTTGGACATTTGTTGTATTTTGTTGAGACTCTAGTTGAACTTTAGCCAACCTAACTCTTTCTTCTTCTAAAGAAACTTTATTTAAAAGCTCTACACTTTTAACTTCTAGGTCTGGGTCATTTGTTTCTCTAGCTTTTCTGTACAAATCTTCAGCTTGTTGTCTTTGTGATTTAACTCTACTTTCGTATTCTTCGGTATAATTTTTATCTAAAACAGTAGCTCTATTTTTGACAGAATTATACTCATTCGTTAAATTGACATATTTAGACTCAGCCTCAGATGCCCTTATTTCAGCCTCTCTAATTTTATCGTTAAGTTTGTTTATTCGCTTTGATACACCTCTAGTGTATTTGTCAAGTTCGTCGTCACCACCTGAGTTGGTTTCAACCGCAGTTTCTGTTTCGTCAGTAGGTGTATCAACCACATCTACAACAAGTTCTTCTTCTGCTTGAACCTGATTGTCTTTATTTATTTCGTCCATATAATTTCTCCTTATACTGAAACAATGTCATCAGGGTTTAAAATAGTAGCGATAACCTCGTCGTCATTTATAATTCTGACTTCGCTTTCATCAGCCAACCTAAACCTAGAACCTGCGTATCTGCCAATCATAATCCAATCGCCTTTGCTACACCAAACAGACGAAAATCTTTTTTTGTCTGCGTAACAATCTGGGCCAACGGCTACAACATAGGCAACTACAGTTGCTAGGGTTTCTCTGTCGATGGTTTCCTTTATTAATTGGATTCCACCCTCTGATACTCCTTTACCTTTGTAAGGAAGTACCAACATCCGCCAACCCGTAGGTTGTGGCATGCGCTCAAGAACACTTTTATCTAAAAGACTTGGGTCAAGAACTCTTTTGTCCTCTTCAACAAAAGCTTTATCTAAATTAATAGTTTCTTCTTCAACCTTTTCTTCAATGGTTTTTTTTGCCTCACCTGTCATTAATATCTCCTTCTTCATGTAAGTGTTCTTTTATCTTATCATGAATATAGGATAATGCAGATATTTCGCCCATTAAAAATTGGTATTTTTCCATATCCTTTATGCCACCAGACATAAGAATATCTTTTACTTGCTCCTCTCTTTCGTTCAAATCTCTACGGAGAGCATGAATAAAATCATACTTATCCATATTTTAAAATACGCCGTTAAACTTATTGCCTCGTAAAGCAGCTCCTGCACCTCTGCTTTTACCTTTTCCATAACCAGGTTTATGTGATTGGTCTACTTTCACTTTCTTTGGTTGTGACAACGGTATAGTCCCTTGACCTTTTATTGTGATGGAAGTTTTAGCTTTCATTTATTACTCCTTACTATTTTTTAGTAGTTTTTTTCTTTGCAACTGTTTTTTTCTTTGCAGTTGTTTTCTTTTTAGTTGTGGTTTTTTTGGCTTTCTTTTTAGGCGCCTTACCACCTTCCCAAGCCTCATTAACATCCGGAGTTGATAAATCATCAGCTATGTAATGGCCTTTATCATCTCTTGCTCTTTTTGCTTTTTCCTTTACTGCCTGCTGTACTTTTTCTATTTGTGCGGCTTCTTGTATTTTAATTTCAGCTTTTTTTGCTTTAATTTGTTCTACTATTTTTTCATTGATTGAACTTGTCATTTATTCATCCTCGCTTGTAAATCTATTAATTTTAACTCAGCTTGTTGTTCCAATCTTGCTTTTGCAATTTCATTTTTTTCATTGCCAATGCTTGCTTGTTGGTCAGCTTTTTGTTGCTGTAATTGTAGCTCAGTTCCTTTTTCCATGGCATCTTGTTGTTCTTTAGCCATAAACTGTTGATTCTTCATGTCTATTTCCTTATCACGCAATCCAAGTTCTTGTTGTCTTATGGCTACAAGTGGGTCATCTTGTTGCGGTGGTTGTACTGAAGATAAAAATTCGCTAGATAATTGAGCTAGAATAGGCGAACTAAAGCTTTCAATTATGCTTTGTATTTGTTGTTGTAGAGCCATTTGTGATTGTGGGTCTAACTGTTGCATTTGCTGTGCAGCTTCTTGTATTTGTTGTTGTACCTCTGGTGGCAGCTGTTGTTCTGCCATTTGATTAGCCATGAATTGTAAATGTTGCATAACATGAGCAATAATTACCGATTGTAATTGTGGATTCATTATTACTGCTTGTGTTAAAAATAAAGTTTTGTGTGCCTCTACATGCGCTTCATGATTTTGTTCTGGAAATGCTTGTTGTGGTATGCCTTGTAATAGTCCACTATTTTCTATACCTGCATCCACAGGTTTTGGCGTATTGTCTGCTGGTGGAGTTAAAAGTGTTTCTATATTATCTACGCCTAGCGCTGCATACATTCTTCTGTAAGCCTCGTAAATACCTTGTGGGCCATGTAATTGAGGATTTGATTGCACCATAGTCAATAGTTCTTGAGCCATTATTACTCTTTGGCTCATAGAAAATATGTTTGGGTCGGAAACTGGTATTACATCTACCTTTGTATCAAAGTCTTGTAATTT